CGTTACGTTCCCATGTTCACAAACCTACGCCAAGCACTCGGCAAAGCGGCCGAAGTCGTCTACCCAGTCCTAGCAGCCTACGGAGCTTTTGAGCTCAAACGCGATGTGGAGGTCGGCCTCCACGATGGCACTCACGCCATAAAACGACGCTACGAAGCGTCAGACGATTTTACTGCTCTAGGGCACTACCTCGTTACAATCGAAGAACCTGTCGATGACCCTCGCGGGCTGTCGCAAAAACTGATCGGGGAAGATGGCTATGTAACAGCAGCCCTCTTCTCCGCTCAAGTACTCACTACCGGGACGGTCTCTCGCACAGCCCATCTCAATATTGTCAACACTCCTGAATCTTACATCAGGGCCGAATCTCACATATCTTTACTGGTCTGTCTCCTTAGTTCTTACTATGTGCAGACAGCTAAAGAAGTCCACGCAAGCCAAGACCTGCGTGACTACGATGATGGCCATCTGAAAGTTAATATCATGGATATGTTCGCACCCGCACCCACACACACGGACATGTTAGCAGATGAGTCGATCGCCATACGACCCCACTCTATGGGGAACACAGACGACGAACTCACCGAACCTGTCCTAGCTCTCAATGGCGTCAATGCCAAATACGTGGACCTGATACTCTGGCACCTAAACGGACGCCAGCGTACCACCAGGTTTGCCTTTGACCTGGAGATACCGCCTCTAGCTCAATCGGCAAGCGCGTCCGGCGCGACCATATCTATCCGCGGGATCAAGAAACCGACGAAGTACTCTGCTGTCGACCTCCGAGGGGCGATTAACCAGTACGTGACCAGCAATAGGCTTTATTCATCCTTTGAAGTTGCACTGGCACTATACCAGCAGATGGCACTTACCCCTTTGCCAGACCATGCGGAAGGATACGCCTGGCTCCGTCGTAAAAAGACGTTGATCTTACCTCGTTTCGACACCTCACGCGGTGCTTACAAGTTCATGATGCTAGGTGAAAGTTTTGGTGTAACCGCGACAATGACTGCGACTTTCGAGTATTGGCGCAATCATGGGCTGGCTTGTGCTGTACAGGGTGGTATGTTTAACGCGCTCTCTCTTTGGGGAAGGTATCTGGCTGAAGGTGGCTATTTTCACCCTGATGCCGGAGTACGGAACCGTTTGGGCGAGAACAAAATCACGGAGGTCCCTGGTGCCGCATATTACGCTTATGCTGCGATCATAACGGGTAACGAAACCTATTGCCCGGTACCCCGCTCGATCGGTGTGCGCTATGACACCTGGTCCGAGGACTTGCTTGACTCTATCGAAGTCACTGTGCTCGACGTCGCAGCAAGAGGATACGACCTTCTGACGACGCACGATGTGGATTCGTTGCTCGTCCGTGAAGTGCCAACACCTTGTTCAGCTGTGCATGTGCTCGGTAGGCTGCCTCAGGAAGGTATGTTCTCTTGCCTTTCGGACAGATTCGTGATCAAAGCGACGTCCACTCCTGACGGGTGGGTCCTGCCGAACGTCAGCTCGGCTTGGGGTTTGGCTATGGTCACACGTTGGTTTGGTTATGACACCGAGATGACATACAAGGGCCAGACGAAAATCGCGAACTGGGCACCTAATTCGTCATCAATTGCTGCCAGGCCCTTCTTCACGAAAGGGAGCGATATCCAGACTGTCTTTGTCAACGGTATCGCTCCAAGGAAGAAAGTCTACCGTCAGCTCCCTTACATGGGTGCGGGTGAGTCATCGTGGCAGATTGACGTTGCAGTTGCAGATTGCTTTACGGTTGTATCGCACTCAGGCAAACGTCTCGCTACGATGGGTGCTTTCGCACCTCGCTACGGAAAGGATGAAGGGAAGTTCCTCGTCAACATGGCGGTGGACATGTCTTATGCTGAGATCACTATCTCGGTCGACAACCGGTCTTCAACTGTAGAAGCGGGTTTTCGCCTGGTAATGCCAGATCAGGTGGGAATTCCCCCCGACCCGCCCGTTATCGCGGCATTAGAGGCGGAAGCGGAGCCAATCCCAGTCGAGGATCCTGGTGCCGTCGCAGCTTAAGGAAAGAGCTCGACATACCTCTTTACGGCAAGGTCTCAACAAATGGTTTTTACTTAACGGATCTCTATAACTCGGACGCTGCTCTGGTTTACATATCGCCAGGGTATAGTGCTCTCAAGCACAGTGACAGGATATGCAACATTAGGGGTGAACAGGTACGATGCCACGTCATGTCACATTATGGCATTATGTTGTATTACGCTTACACCTCTTTCTCTACAGCGATCAGCAGGTTAGCGACTCTGGCAGCGAGCGTGTCTTTACTAGCAGTCCGGCCTCTTATCTCATACGACTCTCGTTTACCCCTATTGACGCTCGCTTCATACGCCGGGTCTAGTGAGAGAATACCTCGCGGACTCAACTTCTTTTCTCGCCTTGTATCTAGCATAAGATCAGGTGATGAGGGATCGATCCATGCGGTCGACTCGCACTGGAAGGTCTCCAAGGTGACGGGGCAGCACCACACTCTGGTACGCCCTTCTGAAGCGATCCAGGCTGCCGGTCAAGCGCGGTTTCCAGACGTCGTCTTGGCACTTTCTCAGCTATGGGCGTACAGTGAAACACAAGCATGGGCTGCAGGGGTTTTACTATGGACCTCACTTGCTGATACCGCACTCGCGAGAATTCTGACTACCTCAACACTCCTTTGGTCAGGTGATAAAGACCTTAACACATGGGCAGCCAATGCCAAACTACTGTCTCAGGACCTTAAGATGCACCATCATTATACTGGACTACCTCTCGAACAATTGTTTGAGCTTCATGTGTTGGTTAACCGCGGTGTGGGCGCAGTGGACTGGGCTGCTGAAAGAGAGAACAGGACCAGACCTAATGTTGTTAACCTACCAAGGGGCTACGTGCGCGCACGGGCCGTGGCGATTTTCACTGGCGGCCGCGCTCAGGGTTACAGGTATCAGAAGAAGACCTGGGACGAGTTTTGGGCTGCAAGGTGGGCTCAAACACCAGGCGGTAGCGTCCATTCACAATATGATGAAGACATGGCTTATGTACCCTCAGAGCATGCAATGAAGACGAAGATGTTTACTGTGATATCAATGCCGCACTTCAACGTCAATCGGTTTCTTTCAAGGTCACCACAGATTGTTTCCTGGGCCTCTGAGAAGTATGAATGGGCCAAGCAGCGGGCAATTTACGGCACAGACCTCACGTCTTACGTCCTTACGGATTTCGCTATGCCTGCAGTCGAAGAGGCTCTCACTCACATATTTCCTGTAGGGAAGAAGGCGAATGAAGAGTACGTCCAGGCGCGTGTCAAGCTCGCAGGTGTAGGTGGCGTCGCACTCTGCTTCGACTATGCAGACTTCAACTCTCAACACACTCTTCAATCGATGTTCGAGGTGATTGAAGGGTACATCGACGTGTACCAAGAGGAGATGTCAGTCGAACAGCTCGCCGCAGCACGCTGGGTTCTTGCAAGTGTGTTGAAACAGTCAGTCCACGATCCCACCGGCGACTACGACACAAAAGCGACACTCTTATCAGGATGGCGCCTTACTACCTTGGTTAATACTATGCTCAACCGTATCTACCTTCAGTACTCGGGCTCCCTCGATCTAGCTCTTGACAGCGTTCACAATGGGGATGATGCGCTCGTATATGTCCCCAGTGTCGGTGCAGCAGTCTCTTTCATGGCGCGCGCAGCTAAGGTGAACATACGTGCTCAGCCAGCAAAGTGCACTATTGGGGGGATCGAAGAGTTCTTACGTGTCGACCGCGCGGCTAGGAAGCCAACTGGGGCTCAGTACCTGACTCGCGCTGTCGCAACAGCCGTACACGCCAGAGCGGAGGCCTCAGAGCCTTACTCTGTGTATGGTGCTTATTCTTCCCAGCGCACGAGGTTACAGGAGTTGGCTGCCCGAGGCGCTGATCGTGACACGGTAGACCGCGTCTGGGAGCTGAACATTAAGGTCATCGCACGCAGCTTTGATACCCAAATTTCGGTTCTCAAACAGCTCGAGACTACACACGTAGTTCACGGCGGCTTATCGACCGACCGTGATCTTGAGGTTAGAGATAGGCTCGTTGAGGTCGACTACGAAGTCGTCGCCTCAAAAATAAACTACGCTCGCTTGCCGGGCGTAGTCGACTACGCTAACGTATTGCGTAGGCAGTTTGAGCTGCCTAAAAATATGCTCTCACGCATGACCAATCAAATAGGTAATGCTACACGGAAATCAGTTGAACTAGTCAGACGACGACTAGAAGCGGAAGCCATTTTGGACCGCGATGCTGGTAAAGTGGAGCAGTACCTGAAAGGTGTGTGTAGTGATGAGCTTTACGTAGCCGGACACATCGGCAAAGCAAGGCTAGCTGGTTTACCGGTCGGTCAACTGACGATCAAACACGTCACCCACGGCATCATGGCACGGATTCAAGAATCCCGTGACCCGATACGTACGCTGCAAATCATTTTTTAATCTTTTGTGGCAGAA